AGCTGATCCGATTTGGGAAGCAGTTCGAGGTGGATCAGGACGAAGACTACAAAGCCGCTGCCATGACATACGCCGAAGAGGCGGAGCTGATCGCTAAGATGCGGAATCAGCTGGAAGAAGACGGGATGACCGTCAAGAAGGAATACGTCAAGGGGCGGGAAAACGTATGCGTGCATCCGCTGATCCAAGAGATACCGAAGCACGTGGACTGCGCGAACCGGACGCTCGGGATCCTGGGCGACATCATCGTGAAGCGCGGGAAGAAGAAGCCGGAGAGCGACGACGCACTGGCGGAGTTCCGGCTGTGAGGTGACCGGTGAACACGGAGAACGCGATCCTGACATACTATCAGGGAATCCGGGACGGGAGCATCGTGGCCGGGAAATGGATCCGGATGCTGTACGAGCGGATCATTGACGGGATCGAGAAAAAGGACTGGTACTTCGACCAGCGGAAGGCAAACAACTGCATCCGCTTCATGGAGAAATTCTGCCACCACAACAAGGGGCCGATGGCTCCGCAGCGGATCAAGCTGAGCCTATGGGAGCGGGCATCCGTGAGCCTGATCTTCGGGATCGTGGATGAGAACGGCATCCGGCAGTTCTCTGAGGTGATCCTGATCGTGGGCCGGAAGCAGGGAAAGACACTGCTGGCCGGAGGGGTCGGAAACTATGTGGCCTATGCTGCGGGGGAGTACGGCAGCGAGATCTACTATCTGGCGCCGAAACTGGATCAGGCGGATCTGTGCTTCAGCGCGTTTCAGTTCAACGTGGATCATGAGCCGGATCTGGCGAAGCGGACGAAGAGCACAAAGAGTCGGGGGCTGTTCGTCAAGGAGACGAACACGAACATCAAAAAGCTGCCATTCGCGGACCGGAAGTCAGATGGCTACAACCCGATGCTGTATGTGGCGGACGAAATCGCCAGCTGGCCGGGGGACCGGGGGCTGAAGCAATGGGAGGTCATGACATCCGGCACGGGCGCGAGGCGGGAGCCTCTGGGGCTGGCCATCAGCTCCGCAGGGTACGAGAACGACGGGATCTATGATGAGCTGTTCAAGAGAGGGACAGCTTTTTTGAATGGGAATTCCCGGGAAAAGCATCTGCTGCCGATCTTCTACATGATCGACGATCCGGATAAGTGGGACGATATCAACGAGCTGCGGAAAAGCCTTCCGGGGCTGGGGGAAAGCGTGGGCGTCAACTTCATCCTGAAGGAGATCGACACGGCCCATGAGAGCCTGAGCAAGAAGGCCGAATTCATGACGAAATACTGCAACGTGAAGCAGAATTCGTCACAGGCATGGCTGAATATCGCGGACGTGAAGAAATGTTTCGGGAACTCGAAAACACTGGACGACTTCCGGCATAATTACGCGCTGGGCGGGATCGACCTGAGCCTGGCTGTGGACCTGACGGCAGCCGTGATCGTGATCGAGAAGGACGGGATTAGCTGGTTCTTCACACAGTTTTTCATGCCGGAGAACAAGGTGGACGAAGCGACGGCCCGGGACGGGCTGCCATACAGGATCTACCAGCAGCGCGGCCTGTTGACCGTGTGCGGCGAAAACACGGTGGACTATCACGCCGTACATGAATGGTTCACGATGCTGGAGCGGGAATATGAGATACTGCCGCTGAAGATCGGGTATGACCGGTACTCCGCAGCGTATCTGGTGCAGGACATGGAGGCTGACGGATATTCGATGGAATCCGTCAGCCAGGGCAGCAATCTGACCGGCGTCCTGATCGATATGGAGGGCATGATCAAGGATGGCCGGTTAAGGTGTGCGGATGATAACGACCTGATGAAGATCCACATGCTGGATTCTGCTTTGAAGTTCGAGGAAGGGACGAACCGGCGGAGGCTGATCAAGATCAACCCGCGCCAGCACATCGACGGCATGGCCGCGCTGAGCGATGCCATCTGCATGCGTCACAATTACTACGAGGAGCTGCAGGGGCAGCTGAGCAATGAGAGGTGATAACATGGGACTGATCGACAAGATCTTCGGAAGGCCGCGGCAGAGCCAGATGGCCGACGGGAGATTTGAGACGTTTACGGCATATTCGCCCGTGTTCACCAGCTGGGGCGGCCGGATCTATGAAAGCGAACTGGTGCGGGCAGCGGTGGACGCGAAAGCCAGGCACGCATGCAAGCTGCAGTACACGATGGCAGGATCCGCGAGGCCGCGCCTGTACACGGCGACGAAATCCGAGCCAAATCCGTGGTACACCTGGCCGCAGTTCCTCGAACGGTGCAGCAATATCTATGACATTGAGAACAATCTTTTCATCGTGCCGGTGTTGGGGCAGGGCGGAGAGGTGACAGGATATTTCCCGGTGGTTCCGAGCGGGTGCGAGATCGTGCAGCATGACGGAATCCCGTATCTGAAATACACTTTCGTCAACGGCCAGACGCGGAGCATGGAGCTGAGCAGGTGCGCGGTGGTGACGAAGCATCAGCTGCGGGACGATTTCTTCGGAGAAAAGAACACGGCGCTCGACTCCACGATGAAACTCGTGAACATGGTCAGCCAGGGCATCGAGGAAGGAGTCAAAAATTCCGCGACATACCGGTTCATGGCGCAGCTGACATCAAAGTCATTTGATGAGGATCTGCGGAAAGAACGGGAGCGGTTCGATCGGAACAATTTCCAGACAGGCGGAGGCGGTCTGCTCCTGTTCGGCAACCAGATGCAGAACATTAAAGAGCTGTCGCAGAAGGGATACCAGGTGGATCCGGCCCAGATGAGCCTGATCAAAGAAAATGTGTATTCGTATTTCGGCGTATCGGAAGCGGTGATCCAGAACAAGGCGAACGGGGACGAACTGGACGCATTTTTCAACGGCGCCATTGAGCCATTCGCAATCAAAATGTCCGATGCAATGACGCGGATGGTATTCACGGAGCGGGAACGCAACGGCGGGAACCGGATCACGTTCACGGCGAACCGGCTGCAGTACATGAACGTCAGCAGCAAGATCAGCATGGCCCAGCAGCTGGGCGACCGGGGCGTGCTGACTATCGATGAAATCCGCGAGCTCTTCAACTACGCTCCGCTGCCGGACGGAGCGGGGGCATTCACGCCGATCCGCGGAGAATACAAGAACGTGCACGACAGCAGCAGCCAGGACGATCAAGCGGGCGGAGGGTCGGGCAACGACGAAGAAGGAGGAGAGAACGATGGATAAAGAGACCAGATGCCTGGAATTCGAGATCCGGGCGGAGGAAACAGAAAAGGAAGGACGGCGGGGCCGGATCACCGGCACGCCGATCGTGTTCAATCAGGAAACGGATCTCGGATGGTACCGGGAAATCATTGCGCCGGAGGCGCTGGCGGAGACAGATCTCCGCGACGTGAAGTTTCTGGTGGGGCACAACACGAGCATGATCCCGCTGGCGAGAAGCCGGAACAACAACGAGAACAGCACAATGCAGCTGTCCGTGACGGAGCGGGGCATGGAGATCCGGGTTGATCTGGACATCGACAACAACCCGGAAGCGAGATCGCTTTATTCCGCGGTGCAGCGTGGGGATATTTCCGGAATGTCCTTCATGTTCACCGTTGATAAAGACAGCTGGGAAGACATCGACACCGAAAGCCCGAAGCGGACTATCCGCAGCATCAGGCGGGTTTATGAGGTGAGCGCGGTGGCATTCCCTGCATATGACGGGACCACGATTCAGGCTGCTTCTGAAGGCGGCGCACTGGACAGCGCGCGGGCCTCGCTGGAGAGCGCAAAGCAGAAGCTGGCGGAGGATCGGGAGGCCCAGGCTGCACAGGAGCGCCGGACGGCAGTTCTTGAGTGGCTGCAAGAATACATGGAGCAGCACTGCTCCGGAGAGGAGGCGGAATCAGACAATGTTTGATTTGGCCGAAATGAACATGGAGCAGCTGGAAGCGAAAAGAAGCGAGCTGCTCGAGGAGCTGCGGAAGCCGGAAGCCAGGGACGCGCTGAGCACGGAGGATCTGGAAAGCCGGAAGGACGCGCTCGAGGAAATCGACGCGGAGCTGGCGGCCCGCAGACAGGCGGCCCAGGAGGCCGAAGAAATCCGCCGGAAGGTTGCTGAAGGCAACGATCCGGTTATCAAAACCTTTGAACAGGAGGACAAGAAAATGGAAAACCGTTTTGCGATTGACACTCCCGAATACCGGGAGGCGTTTCTGAAAAAGCTGCAGGGGAAAGAGCTGAACGCAGAAGAGCGCCAAGCCGTGACGGCCACCGCGGCGATCCCGACCATCACGATGAACGAGATCGTGCACAAGCTGGAGCTGAATCCCCTGATCGCTGCCGTGGATCTCACCCACATCCCCGGATATGTGACCTATCCCGCTGAAGGCACCGCGAATGACGCGGCATGGGTGGCCATGGGCACCGCGGCCACGGACGGCGCGGACACGCTGACGGCGATTACGCTGGGCGCGAACAAGCTGATCAAGACTGTCGAGATCGGCGCGGATGTGGACGCCATGAGCATCGATGCCTTTGAGGCGTGGCTGGTGGCCAGGCTGGCCAACAAGATCGAGAAGGCCGTTGACGCCGGCATCCTGAACGGCGGAGGCAGCACCTCCGGCGAATGCCTGGGCATCAAGACCAGCAAAACCACCGCGGACTACAAGTACACGAAAGCAGCCATGACCTGGAAGGATGTCACTGCCATCATCGGCGCGCTGCCCGGGCAGTATCACAACGAAGCGAGCTTCGTGATGCCTCCGGCCCTGTTCTTCGGCGAAGTGCTGGGCATGACGGACAGCACCGGAAACCGCGTGGTTGTGATGGATCCGCAGGCGCCACGGAAGTATAACGTGCTGGGATTCCCCTGCATCGTGGACGGCAACGCGGCCACTGATGAAGTGTACTTCGGCGACCTGAAGGCCTACAAGTTCAACTTCGCGAAGGACGTGGAAGTCCGGAGCAGCGAGGAAGTCGAATTCCGGAAGGGTTCCAAGGTATGGCGGGCCATGGCCCTGGCCGACGGCAAGCTGGCGGATCCGAACGCGATCGTGCGTGCCATCCGCTCTACCTGATCATAACTGAATACGGGCGGGAGGGCATGAGCCTTTCCGCCTGATTTTTTCAAAAGGAGTGCTGGCCTGATGAAAACACTGATTGCTGTTCCCTGCGGGGATCAGCTGGAAGCGAACTTTGTGGAATGCCTGATCAACCTCCGACCGGTGGGTGAAGTCGAGGTGAAACTGCTGAAGGGGACGCTGGTATACGATGCCAGGAACCAGATCATGCAGTATGCCATCGACCAGGGCGGATATGATTTTATCCTGTGGCTTGATTCGGACATGACCTTTGAGCCGGATCTGCTGGAACGGATGATGGAAGACATCGAAGGAAAGCAGATGGTGACGGGGCTGTGCTTCGGACGGCGTCCTCCGTTCAATCCATGCATCTACAAGAGCGTGAGAGTCGAACAGGATGGACTCGGAGTCATGCCATATACGGACAATTATTTCGATTATCCGCGGGATCAGCTGTTCGAGGTGGAGGGCTGCGGGTTCGCGTGCGTTCTGATGCGGATGGACATGGCGGAGGCCATGAGCATCTACGGCGTGCCGTTCTTTCCTCTGGCGGGGCTGGGTGAAGACCTGGCTTTCTGCTGGCGGGCTAAGAAGCTGGACTTCCGGCTGTGGTGTGACTCCCGGCTGAAAATCGGGCACATCATGCGGCTGAGCGTGGATGAAAACTTCCGGGACAATGTGTTTCAGGGGCCAGCCTGATCATGGCCTATCCGGCCTCCGGGCCGTTTGGCAGGGCGGGAAACAGCACTCGCCCGCCCTTATATTTCGTTTTGAGGTGAGAACATGCTGCAGGAAACACGAAAGGCGCTGCGGATCAGCACGACCGCATACGATTCAGAGCTGATCAGCCTGATCCGGGCGGGATATCAGGATCTACAGATTGCCGGGATTAACATTTTCGGCAGCGTGGATTTCTCTGAGGACCAGACCGGAGAATGGACGGACAACAGCACGCTGGAAGACGACCTGACAAAACGGGCCATCATAACCTATGTGCGCGTACACTTCGGAAGTCCTCCGGATTACGATCGGATTAAGGAATCCTATGATGAGCAGAAGGTGCAGCTGATGCACGCCACAGGATACACAGACTGGGGTGATCACTGATGCTGAGAGCGGACGTGATCCAGCTGATCACTGAGCATGCGAGCGCGCACGGTGTACACGCTGCCGTCACTGAAACGGCGCGGGAAGTCATGTGCGAGGTGCGGAGCGTGACGCGGTCCGAATACTACGACGCGCTGAATGCGGGGATCCAGCCCAGCCTGGTATTTTACCTGACGCTGGCGGAGGATTACCAGAACGAGCGCGTGATCCGGTATAAGGGCCTGAAGTATCGGGTCATACGCACCTATATGACCAATGATGATGGGATCGAGATCACCGTGGAGAGGAGCGACGAGAATGGCCAAAGCTAAGAAAAACGCAGAGCCGGTCACGATCGATATTGTTGACCTGATCACGGCGAAGCTCGACGAAATGGAAGGCATCAGCATCACGCGGGATGCCTGGGAGAACGAGGCGCCGGAACAGTATGGCGTCATCGAAATGGACGAAGAGCCGATGCAGATCAGCGCGGACGGGCACGTCATTGACGAAAATTACCGGCTGACGCTGACGCTTTACGTCAATGGGAGCAGCGATGCCTGGGCTGATAACGTCCGGGAGAAGCTGGATGAACTGGAAAGCGCCTATGAGTGGATGGATATCGGCTGCCGGATGATTATGCATCAGTTTGTGTTTTCCATCGGGAAAGTGCGCTGGGCATTCCGGCTGACGGTACCTGGTCCGCTGATCCGGACGGTGACCTGATCATGGCAAAGATGACCGTTGACGGGATGGACGCCCAGATCACGGGGATTGAGAACCTCGAAACGAGTATGCGGCGGACGGGTATCCGGCGGATCGTCGAGGCGGGGGCGAAAGTCGCCGCTCAGGAGATGGCCGACAATATCCAGAAATACCACCACATCGGGAAGACGGGTGACATGTTCAGATCCGTGGGTGGCGCAGAGTATAAAGAGACGTTTGAAGGCGGAAGCATGAACGTGTATCCGCTGGGGAACGATCCGCGGGGCGTCAGTAATGCGCTGAAGGCGTTTGTGATTAACTATGGGCGGGGCGGAAATCCAACCCGCAGGGGCACACAGAACAAAACCGGCGACAAATTCATCACGGGCAATTTCCGAAAATCGGAAGAGCGGGCAGCTGCTGCAATGCGGGAGGAGGCCAGCGCCGTGCTGAGAGAGGCGACCGGACAAGGAGGTTAAATCATGATTGTTGGTGCGAAATACCTGACCTGGGCACCGTTTACCAGCGGCGGAGAAGGCGCTGCTGTTGTGTATGGGACCGGAACGGCGGAGGCTGACAAGGTGGTTCGGGTGGACATGAGCGAAGAGCGGTCTGATGTGCCGTTCCATGCGGATGATCACCGGATCGACCGGGACAACTCCATCAACGGCGCAAGCCTCAGCATTGAGGTGGCGCAGCTGACGGCGGACATGCGCGAGGGCATGCTTGGCCATGTGGCGGCGTCTTCTGTTTACAGCGTGACGGAT